CTTAACACAATTATCCCTTCTACACGCTGTTATAGCTATATTTCTATTTAAAGATAGATCTACAGCAAGAGAAGCATTTACAGCATAATCAATGGGACTCATCGAATCTTGTAAAAATCTTAAACCTGTCCATTTTTCAGTCTCTCCATAATAATATCTGGAAACTCCAGAGACCTGTGAAATTAAAAGCTGACCAGTTTGAGATGTATTGGATATTATCCTAAGACAAACTCCAACATCACCCTCAACCATTCTATAAGAAAAATAGTTCATTAATTGCGGTAAAGAGCAAGCTTCCCATTGAATTTTGAAACCTGGAATAGTATGACTGTAAACAGAAGGTTGTACAGGAAATAAATTTCTAAAAAGTGAATTTGTAGTTTTCCCTCTTAAATTAGGAATAAAACCATCAATATTTATACCAAACAAAGCTTCAGAAGAAACTTTAACCAAAGGAACGGGAATTGTAATATTTAAACCAGTATAAGTAAAATTTTTAAGATCATCAGGAGACACAAGTCTAAGTTCTGCATTTGGAGTAGGATCGGGGGTTTTAATAGCAGTCGTATTAGGAGGATTAGATTGTCCTTCTTGTAAATTCATGACATAAAGTAAGGTGTAGGTTCAATAGGATTATCATTAGTCTTAGTTCCTCCTTCAACCATACGTCTACATGCTATAACTTTCATACTAGTAGGTACTACTATAAGAAATACTTGAACATTAAAAGAATCTGGTTGGGATAAATTAGGCTGATATGCATTAGCAACAAACAAATTTAATTTTGTGGTCGGAGTATAAGCATTTACATATAGTGAATTTTCATCAAGCTGATTAACATTGGTTTGCAAGTTATTAGTCATAAAATATTGTGGAACAGAAAGGAATTTAACATCTGAAGCATCATCAAAAGAAAATAATTCGTTAAGATTGTTTAACCTGGATTGTTGAAAATTTTGAGTTTTATTTCTTGCAAAATCCCATACGGCTTGCAAACGAATTTCACAATCAGTAATTTTATACGGTTTAAAAACTAAAATATATTCCATTTTTCCCATCTTTGTAAAATAAGGTAAAGCTAAATTCCAGGGCATTACTGACATAGACGAATTGTCACGGGGGGGTAAAAATTGTTTAAGTTTATTTGCTTCTATAGACCATTGATAAACATTATCTGTTACTATATTTGAAATACCAACTGTAAATTGATCAATTAAAATGGGGGAAACACTAGTATAAGCGGAGACTTCTTGTTCAGAAGCCAATTCTGGGGATTTAGTTACTGACATTGCTGCTGATAAACCTAAAGGAGCTGCCGCATTAGTACCTCCATCAGGAGGAAGGGGATTTGTTGTGGATAAAACTTCCATTTTTAAGCTAAATTTAAAACAGGAACATCAGTTCCAAGATTAGATTGAACA